CTTTTTAGATATGAAGATAGAAACAATAGAGCATCTATTAAAAGAAGATGAGCAATCAGAATTACAATACAGAAACTCTTGCAATGGAAGTCCTGCTGATAGCGTAAATAAAGTTATGGCTGAGTTTTCAAACGGAAAAGTTTTTGCTCGTCATCACTCTTTAGAAAAACTAAAAGAATTTAGAAATCAAATAACTAACCTTTAATAACAATTATTATGTCAGAAACTAGAAAAGAAACACTAAGAAGATTGTTTACTGCAAACAATTTAGTAAAAGAAGATGTTTACAAGCATCAGCACTACACAATTATTACAAGAGCAGGTATTGATAAGATACAAGCAAATACAAGCATTAACATTAAGTATGATGTGGTTGAGTGTAGTCCTAACTTTTGTGTAGTAAAAGCTACTGCAACATCTACTGATGGAAGCAAGGTTATAGAAACATTTGGTTCAGCATTAAAAGGAGAGGGTTTTAAGGATGGAAACTGCAATACTTGGTATGTTATGGAAATGGCAGAAAAAAGAGCAATGAGTAGGGCTGTATTAAAGTTAGCAGGATTCTATGAGTTAGGTATCTTTGGAGAAGATGAATCAGAAGATTTTAAGAAGAACTAATGACAGATTGGATAGATGATATTCTAGCAGACGAGCCTATCAGCAATAGTCAGATAGCTATTGTTGAGGGTTTGCTGACTAGCGTACCTTACTCTGAAGAAGAAAAGAAAGATATAGAGAGGGGTCTTATATATCTTACATACATTGAAGCGTATCAACTAATAAACAAACTAAAAGAAGATTACGTTCCTAAAGACCCAAGAGAACAATTTAATAAAATGGCTAAAAGATGGCAATAAGAAAACACGCAATGACTAGAACAGGTGCAATAGTTAGCATCACTAGAGAACAAATTAAAAAGATTCGAGAACAAGGCTTGAATGAAAACAGTAAGTATGTAAAGGGAGATATGGGTGTAAACTCAACATTTATAGATAGATATAAAAGTGTTCCTGATAAAGACATACAGGATTTATATAAGCAAGAGTTTGGAATAGAATTAGTAATAGTAAAATAAATAAAATGATATTTACAATAGGATTTGTGCTAGGAATAGCAGTAACAATAATAATCTCAAAAAAAGATAATAAATAAAAAAGATATGAAAGCAGCAAGTAGTAAATTTGAATCACTTATGCGAGAGCTAGGTGTAACTAAAAAAGAGTTTAGCGAGATTACAGGAGTTAAGGGAACAACTGTAAGCAAGTATTTAGCAAACCCAAGTATGTTAAGATTAAAACACATACAATGTTTGTCAGAAAGACCTAAAATTAATGAGAAACACGACTTAAACAGTCTAATAGAAACAATACAAAATGACGATTAAAGAATTACAATATCAAAAATATCAAGCACTAAGAGATGCGGTTTGTACCGTTTATGGTATAACACTAGAGCAATTAGAGGGCAACGTAAGAAAAGCACCGATAGTTGCAGCAAAAAGAATGTTTTTTTATTTTTTACGAAAGCACTACTTTTTACCTTATCAAAAAATATCAAGTGTGTTTAAAATGAATCACGCAACAGTTATACATCATTGCAGGACAATGAAAGGATATATGGATTATGACAAAGACGTAATACTTGATTACATTAGAGTTAGAGATTTAGTGTTTGAGCAGAACAGCTTTGTAACACTAAAGGATGAACTAGAGGTATTAGAAAAAGAAGCGTTAGTAATAAACGATAGAATAGATAAAATTAGAACTGAAATTAATTATTTAACTGAATTAGAAAATGGAAATTAAAGGAACTTTAGAAGCGATTTTTGAAACAAAAGAGTTCAAAAGCGGATTTAAGAAAAGAGAATTTGTGATAAACACAGGTGGAGATTACCCTCAATCAATCAAAATGGAAGTCGTAAAAGACAACATTGACAAGTTAGACACATTGCCTATTGGTAGTGATGTAGATTGTAAGATTGATATTAGAGGTCGTCTGTACGAGGGAAACTATTACAATAACATACTTGCTTGGGCAATAGATGGAAGTGGTGCTAAATCATCTAAGAAAGCAGAAGTAAAAGAAGAATCAGACTTGCCTTTTTAAGGTAGTTAGATTAATAAAAGTATTTGATTGTGAAATCGAAAACTAAAAGAAAGAACGTAAAGAGGGTAGATAGCTTGTTAGCCAAGAACGCTGCCCTCAACGCTTCTCTCGGTATGGATAGCACCAAAACTGAGATAGAGGTCGTTAGAAAAGATATTAGAGCAAATATCAAGAAGATTAAAGATATGTGCGAATACACATACAATATTATAAATGTAGATGATAACCATAAAACAGTACATTAATGAAGTTTGAAACTGCTAAAGATTTTAAAAGACAAGATAGGGCAGCTAGGTATTTTTGTAATAAGTATGACTACTCTTACGCTTCATCTGAAGAATGGGGTAAAATAGACTATCAAATATTTGGAGTTAATGCTGAGGTTATTTGTGGATTTGAAGTCAAAGGGTGCAAAAATCAAAGCATAGGGGATAAAGAAAATGTATTAGTTTCTATGCGTAAAATTGTAGATGCTCAACAATATCAAATAAAAAACAACAAGCCTGTTGTAATGTGTTGGGCATTTGATGATGGTATATTATTTGACAAGTTAAACAATCTGCAAGGCAATTTTAAGCTAGGCGGCAGGAAACCAAGAGCAGGTTCTACATTCGATGTAGAGATGTTAGTTTATGTAAAACAAGAAAATTTTAATAAAATTTTGTTTTAGTTAAAAAATTTATTTACCTTTGTCCTAATATTAACAATTAACAATTATCAAAATGGCAAAAAGAATGACAGATACGGACAAGTGGAAGAAACGCTTTTTCAAAGATTTAAATTACGCTAACAAACTATTATGGTTCTACATATTAGACGACTGCAATCACGCAGGAATTTGGGATATAGACCTAGAGGTTGCATCAATAAGAATAGGACTAGATGTAGATATGTCAGATTTACAAAAGTTTAAAAACAAAATTGTAATATTTGACAATGAAGAAAAAATTTTTATTCCTGACTTTGTTGAATATCAATATGGAGAGTTAAATCCAAACTCAAACGTACATAAATCAGTTTTAAATCTTTTAAATAAATATAATCTTCAAGGGTATCTAAAGGGTTCACAAGGGGTACAAACTACCCTTAAAGATAAAGATAAGGATAAAGATATAGTTAAAGTTAAAGCTAAGGTTAAAAGGTTTGTAAAACCAAATATTGAAGATGTTATTGAATACTGCAATGAAAGAAACAATAATGTTGATGCAGAAAAGTTTTACGACTATTATTCTTCTAACGGTTGGAAAGTAGGTAAAAACTCAATGAAAGATTGGAAAGCATCTGTAAGAACTTGGGAGAAGAACTCTAACGACAATAAAAAAGCATCACAACCAAAACAAGTATTAACAGCTTGGCAACAGGCAAGAACACAAATTAACAATGGATAAGAAAAAATACATAGAGAACAGAATAGAGCAATCAACCAACCCTGTTTTAAAAGGAATGTGGAAAAACGCATTAATAAATCTTAACAGCCCTAGAAGAAAAGTAACTTGGGATGCTTATTATTTATATATGGGGTTTGTATGCAATACTAAACAGGATAAAAGACAATTAGAAGCTAGAAAAAGATTGCACAATGGATAAGAAGAAACAAGTTTGGTTTAGATATACTAACGATAGGGAGGGTCTAAACGTAGATTGCGTAGATTTATTAAGTAAATGTTATTTGATGCTAGGTCAAAAGCCTGATGCTGAACAGATTGTACTAATGAGTAAGTTCTTGGTAGATGACTTGGCAAAGGGGTATGGCTCATTACAAATGGATGAGGTTAGTTTTGCGTTTGAGCAAGGGGTAAGACACTCTGAGAATGGTGGTTTTGTTAATGTTCGTAATTGGAATATATGGCTTAAGGAATATAAAAGCAAAGCACAATTAAAACGACAGCAAAATCTTGTAACTGATTACGATAAGTTTAAGCAAGGAGAAAAGTTAATTAGTTCAACAATTAATAAAGCAAAAAAGTTAAATGGCTAAAAGAAAAATACATTTGGCAAAGGTTTATTTTAAAATATCTAATGCAAAAACAATCAACAGAAAATGGTTTTCAAGACTACACGAAATGTTTGTAACAACTAACGACTTAAAAGAACTTAACAATGACAAATATGTTTTATCAAAGTTAGCTAAAAGCAGCAACAAGAAACTAAACGATGTTATGATTATAATTAATGCTGTTGAGTTTGTAAGTGAACACGGAGAAACAACTAATAGATTTTAAGATGAAAGAATTGTATATTGTATTGTCATTTATAGGTGCAATTATTGCAGTATTTCTGCTTTGGTTTGAATATAGAAAAGATTTGAGATACAAAAGACAAAAGAAATGGTTGAACAAGAAATAATAATTTTTGCTATATCTTTGGTTTTTTCTATTTTATATCTTATATTTGCTCAAAACAGAAAAAATGGCAGACAAAAGTGGTAATACTGAAGAAAAAGTACAGATAGCAATAGTAAACTATCTTAAACTTCAATACCCAAATGCAATATTTACTGCGACAATGGGAGGTCAGTTTCAAAGACATTACTCACAGAGAATGAAAGCTAAGAGGACAGGCT